ATATGCTTTACCGCTAAAACTTTTCTTTGGCTTATTCAAATCGTTACCATCTGGAATCGCAGCATCTACGTCTGCAACATCAGTATCTGGTGAATTTGCCCACTCGGCTTTTTCTTTTTCGTCTTTTTCTTCTGGCTCTGGGTTTTCGCCTTCTGGGCCTTCATGTTCTGGGCTACCGTCTTTACCTGGGCCTTCTTCACCTTTGTCTAAGTCCAATGGTAACATTTTCAATGGACCTGCATCTAGGTTGCCTAAGTCACCAATGCTTGACATTGGCGGCTTGATGCTCATAATGCTTGGCTCTGCGCTCACCGGTGGCATACTTGTAGGCGAAGGTTGATTAATCATGTCTGGATTAACTTTAGTCATTAACTTCATTAATTCAGCAATATCATCTAGACCTTGTGCATTAAGATTTACACTCATGCTTGGTGGTGGTGTGTCAGGTTTGCTCATAGCAGGCGCCGATGGCATGTCTGGAGGACATTCAGCGACAGTGCTTTCAGGAGCTGGAACTGCTTCCGGCACCGGTTGATCTAACTGTTGCATCTTGGCTAGCAGTTCTGTGAAATTCATATTAACTCCCTATGGCGCTTTTGGCACCTTCCTTATCTTGTTTATTTTTTGAAATTTTGTATTCTACTTGATTTCCTTCCTTCTTTCTTTCCTTTGCTGTCTTGGATAGATCTTTTAAGAAGGATTTATTGAAATCATCACCGAAATAATCTGTGTGGTCAACTTTACCACTTTCTTTATACTGAGAATCATCTAGTAGAGCCTTGCCGCTAGGTTCTTGTGTAGCTAGTACCTGTTCGATTTCTGAAGGTTCACTGCTTCCACGTACACGGAAACAATCTTCGTCGATGCCTATTTCTTTAACCTCAAGTGCGATTTCAGGAGAAGTAATAGGGTATTCACAGATTACTTCAAATACATGAACCTCCATATTCTTCTTAGTCGGAAAATCCATAGGAACTGCCTGGATCGGGGTTGAGCTTAACTTGTTAAACTTTACAACTCCGCAACGGTCTAATCGAGTCTTGAGATCCTCTTGGAAGGATTCAGGAATTTCACCTGCGATTTTTACTTTAAAGCTGTAGGCTTTTTTGCTTTCGGCTAGATATTCTTTAAAAGTTTTCATATTAATATTTATGCTTTCCCACCTAATTTTTTCAGCAGTTCGTTGCGGTCTGTAATCACATAACCCTGTCCGTTAATAACATCATTTGGATCGTCCGGCTGATCTTTATCCATTTTAAGCTGCTTGAGCTGTAGATCTACAGCTTTAAGTTTTTTATCAATTTTAGCAGTTTTAGCAGCGATAGCATTGCCCATCATAGAGCTTGCTACTTCAAAAATACGCCCGCTGTAGCGTACTTCTACATTCATACCCAGATCCATTAGGTCGTCATAGGCTTGTTCTGCTTTGGAAGCTAAGTGATCCAATTCAGTTTCTCCTAATTCCTCAAGTTCTTGTATCTGCGGCAAACTTTGAGTAATTTTTTGTATTTCTCTGCTGGTCTTTTCTAGATTATTAACTTCTTCGTGAACAGGTGGTTCAATTACCTGTTCTTCGACAGTTTTTTCAGTTGATTCTAAATTGAAAAGATCTTCTAATTTTTTGGTCATACTTTACTTATCTACGTTTGCCGCCCTGATGAAAAATCTCTCCCTCGTTGACTACACGAAATTTTAACCCCTGCTGTTTGCACCATGCATTAGCGGCTTCCCATTTAGCCATATTTTTAACATATTGTTCTTGATTATAGCGACTTTTACCAACTGATTCTAGTTTGGTTTGACTTTCGGGTTTAACTTCAACTACCTCGGCATGTTTGCCGCCCTTTTTGTCGTTATACACAATAAAGAAATCTGGAACATATATAGTGTATTTTCCTGTTAACGGACATCTATACGGAATCTGTATACTTTCGCTAGCCCATTTTTCAACACCCGGATGTTCATCGAGCATTCTCATAAAAACAAATTCCCACGAGCTACGAGCCAATGGTGTTTTCTTCCCGACATACTTGTCAGGGTTTTTCATTTCAAATCGACCCTGTGCAAATTTACCCATTACGCTGAGATATTTCTTGTTTGATAAACTTTTACATTACTGGTTCTAAAACCCAATGTACTGGTTGCAGTTCGATTATTGTTTAATATCTCGCCAACTAATTGACTAAGATTTAAATCTTTAGCTTTTCCGAGAGTATCTAATATTTTGTAAACAGGTACGTTGTCTAATTTTGCCTGTTTTAAAATAACTGTAGCAACGACCAATGCTGCATCTTTTTCAAAACCTCGCTTCTGAAAAAATGATGTCGCAGAGTTAACGTCGTTGGCGGAGAATTCAAGAGCAATCTCTCCATAATTGTCAAAGAATAATTTAGTACCTGCGGCACTATCTTCAATTGTTTCTTGTAATGGTAAATTAGTTGCCATAGATTATACCTGTGTCCCGCCTGTGGCCATAATTTTTTGTGTTGCAGGCGTTGTGTCTGTATTATTTGTGCTCTTAGGAAATACAGCGCCAACTACTCCGCCGACTGTGCTTACTGCTGTTGCGATGTTTGCAGGATTACTTAAAATATTAATTGCTTCGTTCTTAAGACCTTCTTTACTGAGACCTTTGAAATTCGTATAGGTGTTAACTGTTTTAATTGCGGTACCTAAGAAGCCGCCGAAACTTTCAAAAGTTGATCCATTAGAAACATCTCCGAAGATACTTTCTAATCCATCGAGTACTCCGCCCGGGCCTGTGAGACTTGCTACTCCTCCCCCAGCAACGGACAACGGACTCGGAACTAAATCATAGTGTAGTGTAGCAAAACCTTTTGGACTGTTAACTGAAACATTTCCTGCAGAATACTTAACAGCTTCATATTCTAATTGCATTGAACTTTCTACTGGTTCATTTGCAGAATAATCCATGCTACCGTGTGTCCAACTTTTAATCTTAGGATTTATTAATGTGTAACCTAAGAATCGTCTGCGACTCATTGTATAGATGCTAATTGATTTAAAGAATGGAGTGGATATACTATTATCCATACCGTATCTAAAATTGTCTAGTGGTGTTTTTGAATTTCGATATTTGTTATCGTCGTAGGCAGCAACTGGATTATGTCTGTCGGCAATATAATATCCGTAATAGATAGCCCACATTGCATTTACAATTCCTGCACTGTCATCGTGTAATGTTATGTTTACAGGTTCGTAATTAAAATTCTTATAGACAACTTTTTTTCTGTTATATTGATTTTTGGTTACGGTCTCAAAATTGTACTTAGGTAGGTCTGCGGTCTTAACCAGCATGCCTACTTCATCCCCGTGTCTAGCGGTAAATGACGGTGCTTTAATTGCTGTTTTATCTATTTCAAAACGAACATAGTATAAAAACTTTGTTCTTGGAGCTAGTCTAAAGGTATCGTCGATAAACAGTCGTGTGGCATGTTGCCAATTGCTGACTATACCTTTAGGACGTGTTAACCCGGTGCCTACTCCGGACAAAAAGCGAGTGAATTTATTGGCCATACAAATATTTATGTCACAAAAAAACCCGGTATAAAACCGGGTTCATTTGTTTTAGGTTTATTAACCCTGTGTACCAAGTGCTCCAGTAACTGCTTGAGTAGCGATTTGACGACCAACTGCTGCGCCAATACCACCTTCCAAGCTGGTAGTAGTTTTCTCTGCACCCCATTGTTCCATGTTATCGAAACGAATAGTTAATGCTACTGTGGCTTCTTCGTTTGTACCGTAGTTCAAATCACCGTAGTCTGCGTTTTGTACAAAGCAACCGTATAGGTTGATTGTTTCAAGTACGCCTGGTGCTAGGTTAGCGTTACCGCCGTCTAACACTTCGATACGTGTTGTGAACTTGTAATCGATACCAGAACGTGCTGATGCCTGTTCTAAGAAGTCGAATTGTTTCTGGATCTGTTGACCAACTAGTTTCTGAACTTCGCCGCTTGCATCATCACGTAGTGTTAATGTAACTGTTTCAAAGTTTGGTTTACCAGCTAGATAAACTTTTGAGTTGTAAACATCTAATGTCATTTCCTCAAAGTTTACCTTTGGTCTTGTAACGTCCTTAACCTGCTTAGTTAATTCAGTGGCTGCTGCAACACCGAAGCCTAGGAGAGTCACTCTAAAGCGATACTTTAACTTAGGCATCAGTAGTACTTGCGTACCACCTGCTGTTGGAACTGTTAGGTTATTTAATGATGTAATTGCCATTTTTAAATCTCTCCTGTGTTCTTGACACGCAACGGAATGTAAATGAACTCAACTGCCTTAACTGGCTCAATTGCGATATCTACCCATAGCTCATTACGATCAATTCTTGCTGCTGTGTTGTTTGTTTCGTCACATACAACCGCAAAGTCGTATAGTGCTCTTAAACCTACTAATTCTAACAACAGACTCTCACATGCTTGCTTGATCTCATCACGTGTAATCTTATCATTTGGTTCGAAGATATATGGACGAGCTAGTTTGTTCAACTGACTGCGTAGATACACTACCAAACGTGCTACGTTGATGCGATCTAATGCTGATGCATTTCTTGCGCGAGTCTTCTGACCATAGTTAACTAAGCCAACGCCATTAAAGAACGTAATTGGGTTAATCTTTAGATCATACAGTGTATCACGCTGACCTTCATTTAGTGCTACAGTTTGGAATTCACCAGTTGCACCGTCAATATAACCAACTGCTGTTGCATTAGTAATACCACCACGACGTGTACCTGCTGGAGCAAACCAAGGATAACTTGCATTGTCGCTTAGAGCGATTGTTTT